TACTTTGTACCAGGCTGATTATCAGCTGAATTCCGGCTTCTAAGACCATCGACATGGACTCAGGCTGCGTGAGCGTTGTTACGATCGTTATTATTGCGTTCACGATCGCAGGAATCAGAGTTGGTATGGCATTTATGAGGCCGTTCGTCAGAGCCAAAATCATGCCGATACCAGCGTTAATAATCATTACTATATTCTGCTCATCGGTCAGGACACCCACGATGGACATCACGAGTTCCATGACTCCGTTTATGAGCGAGGCTATCGTGTCCGGATTGCAGATCGCGTTGAGCAGTTCCTGAAATAGTAAAGTCGCGCCCTCGATGATGAGACCGACATTATCTACCAGACCGCTCACCAGGGATGTGACCAGCTGGACCGCGAGCGGTACCAGGACAGGGATGAGCGAAATTAGCGTGTTAACCGCGGAGCTGAACAGCTCACTAAATGCGGAAATGAATTGATCCGCGTTAGCTGAGATCAGCTGTCCGAGCTGGACGATTATCGAAGCCAGTGTAGTTAAAATCTCTGGTGCGACAGCGACCAAAGCCGGCAGGATCGCACTGATGACGCTCTGGATGATACTCAGGATCTCCGGAGCATATTCTTCGACCAGAGCGACAGCCTGTGGAGCGAATTCTTCGATGATACCTCCGATAGCGTCGATATCACCACCGGCTCCGGCCATAGCAGCTGAGAAGTCGCTCATGAGGTCGACTGCACTTCCGCTCATGTCTGTTAAGAGCGGGAGCAGGACCTGTCCGAAGGACTGCTCAACGGCCTGAGCCGTATTTGTCATCCTGGCCATGTTATCATCAAGAGCTCCGAAAGCTTCAAGCGTTTCGGAGTCCATAACATAGCCTACAGCGTGGGCCTCGTCAGCGAGCTGACGGAACGTCTCGGAACCAGCCTCAATGAGCGGATTTAACTCACGAGCTGACCGCCCGAAAAGCTCCATAGCAGCCGCGTCCCTCTCGGCCTCATTAGGAATCTGGCCAAGAACATCAACAGCGTCCCAGAAGACATCCTCCGAGCTTCTGAGAGATCCGTCAGCGTTCTTGAATGATATTCCTAATTCTTCGAACTTAGCAGCTGCAGATGCTGATCCGTTCGCTGCAGAAGACATCTGCTTCAGAAGCTTTGTCATCGAGCCAGTGACGGTATTAGCGTCAACGTCGATGAGTTCGGCTGCGTAATTGAGCTCCTGCAGTGCATCCGTTGACAGACCTGTCGTGGATGATAATGTCATGAGCTCGTCAGCGAGTCCTGCAGTGCTAACGGTAGCGTCTACCATAGCAGAGCCAGCTCCGACCATCGCAGTTCCGATGGCTGCTCCTGCTGCGACTGCTGCGGCTGCGACAGCTGTAACAGCTGCGGCAGCTGCATCCATAGCAGCTGAGGCCACTTCTCCTGCCTCTTCAGCAGCCTGGCCAAAGCCCTCGAAAGAGCTTGACGACTCTTCTACTTCTGAACCAGCCTGATCCGCTGCGTCACCGACCTCACCCACATCACCGGAAGCGTTTTCAGCTTCTCCGCTTAATTCTGCAAGTGTAGCACCGGCCTGAGCGATCTCCGCTTGGAGTTCAGCCATCTGAGAGGCTGTGAGCTGTGCATCTTCGGGAAGATCAGAGAGAGCATCCTGCTGAACCTGCTGCAAGATCTCCATCTTGTCAGAGACGAGATTCGTCTTATCAGCAAGGACCTGCTCTTTCGCTGCGAGCAAGTCGACATTCGTAGGATCTAATTTGAGAGCTTTGTCGAGATTCTTGAGGGCTGCATCGTCCTTCTTGATCTGGCTCTCTACTTCCTGAAGCGACTTGACCAGTCCGCTGGTCTTTCCTTCAATTTGAATGGTTATACCTTTAATAGTACCGGCCATTATAATTACCTCGTCTTAACGAGGGAAAAGAGCATCGATATCAGTTTGAGTGGCCACCCTAGGCCATTCAATATTGTCGTTCGATCTTTCGAATAAGATTCCAAAAATCTGGCCGCATGTATAGAACCTCAGATCCTGTTTTCGGATTCCAAGTTCTAAAGCTCTAAGCTGAAACAAGCTCGTCGTCATCGGACGAGTTGTCGCTGCGGCCTTCATGCGTTTTTTGCTGAATCAGGAACTTTCTGATCGAGGTTGATCTTTTCCCAGATTGCGCTCATTGTTTCTTTATCAATGAAAGCACCGGGTTCACATGTGGCCAGCCAGCCATAGTAATCCTCACGGCTTCCGTTATATTTCTTCCTGAAAAGGAGTGAACCGATATAAGCGATCCTTGAAGTGGTCTTTCTCATAACGAGACCGGCTGAGATGTTATAATCAGTGATTTCCCTCTGTTCATCTTCTTCGAGAACAGAATAATCTTCGATCGTCTTCTCGATCGTCTCGCCATTTTCATCCTGAGTCTTTACGAGCTTGGCTGCTCTCGACTTCAATGCCTGGATCCTTGCGTTCGGTCTGATCTTTGTCATGATACCGAAGAAGTCCTCATCGAAAACTGACTCATAAACTTCGTAGAACGCTGCGTTAATTTCAATTTTTGTTACATCAAACTTAGACATTTGCTTTTTCTCCTTTTTCAATATAAAGGGGAGAGGCTAAAACCTCTCCCCCTAAAAACCCTTATTAGAGACCTGTTATCAGGACTCGCCACCGAAGACCGGCTCAGGAACTGCTGTGTAGAAGTCCCTATAAGCGGCTGCGTCGGTGTCCTTGCCTGTGCAAGCCTTGATGAGATGCTTCTCGACTCCGTCGATCTCGACTGCATCTGTTCTCGGAACAGCCTTGAATGTGACTGTCTCTGTCTTGATCTCTACGTCACCGCTTACGTCAGTAGTACCTGAAGAAACTGCAGGACGGGAAGCAAGACATACCTTATAGAAGCAATATCTCCTTGATGAGACATCTGTCTGGAACTCGAACATGAGAGCGAAGTAAGAAACTTCGTCCTTGTCTGTCTCGACGATGAGACCGTTGTCATCTTCTTTTGCTCCGAGATAGTCGAGCTTGACATCATCGGGGATCATAGCAGACTCGAAGTCGCCCTCATAGCCTCTGTTGTTTGCCAGAGCATAATAAGCGATGTTATCTGCAGAGAAGAACGTCGGAGCTCCGGAAGGATCCAGCTGAATGTTAACTGCTCCGGGCCACTTCTTAGGTGTCTCGTAGGTTGTAACTACATTACCGCTCTCATCTTCTGTCTCGATGAGCTTTGCGTAATGGACATTAGAAAGGCCATAAAAAACCTTTGCTGCTTTACCCATTTAATATTCCTCCTTGAAAACGAATATCGTAGTAAGTCTCACAAACGTGCTCTGAAGTGTCATCGACGAAGGTCACTGAGTAAGGAAGTGAATTATTGTCAAGAACACCTTTCAGAGTTGAATGAAGACTCCAGTTGTGGACCTCACTTTCGACCAGGTCAAGTCTCAGTGAAGTTGTTTCAGTGTATGTGATGTTGTCTGCTGCGAAGTTTGGCTGCTCAATGTCTCGCATGACGATATAAGGACAAGCGGTACCATCAGGAGCGGAACCGAGATGAACATCGAACTTGGCATCTTCGAGAAGTGTTTTAAGTGAACTTATTGTCATAATTTACTCTCTAACTCCTTTACGATAGTTTCGGAAATCATCTCTTCGACAGGTTTGATATGTGGTCTGGCCTGAACTCTTCCGACCTTCTTACCGTCACGGATGATGTCGTGACCATTCTCCAGAAGGTGTGTGAGTCCGGGCTTTTTGTTGTAGACGATATATCGACCTTTTTCCTTCTTTACGGCCCAAGACTTAGCATACTTTCCTGAGTCTGCAGGAGAAGTCTGAACTAGAGCCTTTTTAGCCTGGTTCGCTCCGTTTTTCATTACCTCGTCAACCGTCTCGTTAATATCAGACGTGTATTGAGCGAGAGCTTGATTGATCTGAGCTGTGAGACTATCCATTTCCAACCCTCGAACCGTAGTAAAGCTCGATCCAATCGTCATCCGGTTCAAAAGTACGATAAATCGAATACACTGTCAGATTCAGATTCTCGTCTTTGAAACCTAAAAACTTCTCACCGCTGTATTCCGCACGATTCATCTTGATTGATCCCTGCGGACGAAGTCCGGCTTGAGAAGCCTGGAAGAACTCATTCTGATAGGTGCTATCCTGGATCCCGATCACTGCGGTCTCCGTCTTTGTGGTCACTGTCTGACCTGTAGCATCTTTTGTTCTAGTTTCTCCCAAAAGAAAAAACGAAACATCGCGAGCCATTGTTATTACCTCAGCAAACTAGAATTAAGATTCAGAACCACTCGGGACCGCCGGAACCGCCCTTTCAAAAGCTCGACAGTTTAAGCGGTATTTAAGGGAAGCCGGCATCGCTGTCGGCTCCCTTCTTGATAACCACTGCCAACGAGCGTAATCGATAACGAGCTCAGAATCTCTGTTATTTGTCAGATCGACTTTCTCACCGATGAACTTGCTCACTTCCTCTTCAGCGACTGTCAACAGGCTGGTGAGTCTAGTGTCATAAACATTCGAGTTTATGATTCCGATATCGATCTTGAGCCTTGTTAAAAGGACGTTGGTTTCACTCATGGTCTGACCTCATTTCAAAAAAAAATCAGGATTCAGGATCGTCCTGTCCAGGGAATGTGACCT